CACGAAAAAAAAAGTTTTGAAAAAAAAAGTGGCAAGTGGCAAGAGATCTTGAGGTTGAGGCTAACATCCACAATTGTCCATTTTTGTGTAGAAAGACGACTTACCCATGACTGACTGGCGCGAGATAGATTCGTTCCCCGGTTATTCGGTCAACGAAAGAGGTGAGGTTAGAAACGACAGGACCGGAAGACGACTCGTACAAGTGACCAATCAGGGAGGCATGCCGTATGTAGGCATATCCAGAGACGGAGTCCAATACAAGCGATCGGTGTCGACCCTAGTAGCCCGAGCATTCCTCGATCCACCGATCTTTCGGTCGTACTGTGTGACGATCAATCTTGATGGTGATCGAGAGAACAACCATATCGCCAACTTGATGTGGCGACCGCTTCAATTTGCCCGACGTTATCATCGACAATTCCAGTCGCCCCATAGAGGGCTGGATTGCCCGATCATCGATGTCAAAAGTCGAGAACGGTTCGACTGCTCGTGGAATGCCGCCGTCAAGTATGGTCTCATCGATCGTGACATCATGTTGGCGGTGTTCAACAGAACCTGTGTTTTTCCCACGTTTCAGATGTTCCAGATACTCGAAGAATAGATATCGTTCCGTCGATTCTACAAGGCCTATAATAGGAGGGAAGGATGTGACTTCCCCCGGCCTTTTGAGTCCACACAAGCCCTTAGATTTTACGTGATTGGAGTGACTCATGCGAGAAAGTGAGTTCCAGTCTCGTTTGATCAAGAAGCTGGAACGATTGTTCCCCGGGTGTTTGATATTGAAGAACGACTCGAGCTACATCCAGGGCATACCCGATCTTGCTGTGTTCTACGGCGATCGTTGGGCCATGCTCGAAGTCAAGGCGCACGAAGACGCCCCGCACAGGGTTAACCAAGATCACTACGTTGACCGACTGAACGAGATGTCTTTCGCCACCTTCATCTACCCCGAGAACGAAAGGGCAGTCCTCAGTGCTCTTCGGCAAGCGTTCTCCACTTCCCGCGCCGCACGCCTTCCTTAGCCCCAGTAGCTACCACTGGATCAACTACGACAAGTCGAAGCTTATCTCGGCTTTCCGTACGGCTATGGCGTCCAAGCGTGGTGTGGACCTCCACGAGTTGGCACATCGACTCATCACTCTCGGTGAGTCTCTTCCTGTCGCACAGCGAACTCTGAACATGTACGTAAACGCCGCGTTGGAATATGGCATGACTTCCGAGTACCCACTGAAATATTCGGACAACTGCTTCGGCACAGCGGACACGATCGGGTTTCGTGAAAACATTCTTCGAATCCACGATCTCAAGACGGGGATCACCGCGACATCGGAGAAACAGCTTTACGTCTACGCGGCTCTGTTCTGCTTGGTGTACGGATATTCTCCGTTCGACATCAAGTGTGAAGTTCGGATATACCAGCTCGATGAGGTCCGCATCTACTACCCCGACCCCGAAGAAATCACGCGGATCATGAACAAGATCGTCGAGTTCGACGAGGTCATCGAAGCCCTCAAACAGGAGGATTTGGCGTGAACTTCGACGCGGATGAGGACTCCTTCGACGGCGTTGTATTCGAGGCTGACGAGTACGTACTGCACTACGGGACTCCTCACTCTGGTAGCCAGAGTCACTCCGGTCGCTACAAGTGGGGATCCGGTGAAAACCCGGGTAACGGCGATTTCCTCTCAGCCGTAAAGGAGCTTCGGAAGAGAGGGATGTCTGACACGGATATCGCTAAGGGCTTCGGTATGAAGTCTCCGGAATTCCGTGACGTTCTGCAAGAAGAAAGCAGTAAGAAGAAGCGTTCCCAGATCGAGACTGCTCAGAAGCTCTCCGCCAAGGGGATGTCTAATGTCGCGATCGGGAAGCAGATGGGAATCGGTGAATCCCAGGTCCGCAATCTTCTGAAGCCCGGCGAGATCGAAAAGACGAACATCATTCGATCCACTTCGGACATGCTTCGACGCGAAGTCGAAAAAAAAAAGTATGTCGATGTCGGACACGGAACTGAGCTATATCTGGACATCAGCAAAGAGAAGCTGCGGAGTGCGGTAACTCTTCTGAAGAGGGAAGGCTATCAGGTCTACCCTATTCCGGTCGATCAGCTCGGTACCTCGCACAAGACCACGTTTAACGTGTTGACTGCTCCTGGAGTCACCTACAAGGAGGCTGTCACCAATAGAGATCATATCCGCCAGATCACCAACGTTGTCACCAACGATGGCGGACTGACCTACACCAAGCTTCCGCCACCTGTCTCGATCAGTTCCAAGCGAGTAAAGGTTCGTTACGCCGAAGAAGGCGGAGCCGACGCGGACGGCGTTATCTACGTTCGTCCGGGGGTCAAAGACCTTTCGTTGGGTAGGTCAAGTTACGCACAGGTTCGTATCGCCGTGGACGGTACGCACTTCCTCAAGGGCATGGCCATCTACAAAGACGACCTGCCTGTGGGTACGGATCTCGTGTTCAACACGAATAAGCGTGACACCGGCAACAAGCTTGACGCGATGAAGCCGATGAAGGACGACACCGATCTTCCGTTCGGGGCAGTTACTCGGCCTCCCACGTCGAATATTGGTCGAGACCACACCGAGTCGGCGATGAATATCGTGAACGAAGAAGGTGACTGGACCAAATGGTCCAAGACTCTTTCCTCGCAGATGCTCTCGAAGCAACCAGTAGCTCTAGCCAAGTCTCAACTGGACGAGGCATACGAGCGAAAGCGTCAGGAACTCGACGACATTCTGGGCCTCACAAACCCGGCTGTTCGGCGCAAGTTGCTGTTGGCGTATTCGGACGGTGTGGATTCGGCGGCAGTACATCTGAAGGCAGCGGCTTTGCCTCGCCAGGCATCGTATGTCATTCTCCCCATCAATTCGATGAAGCCGAATGAGATCTATGCGCCGAAGTTCCGTGACGGAGAGCGAGTGGTGCTGGTTCGTTTCCCTCACGGTGGAACGTTCGAGATCCCCGAAGTCACGGTCAATAACAGGCACCCCGAAGCACGAAAGCTTCTCGGTACCAATCCGCGTGACGCCATCGGTATCCACAGCAGTGTCGCTGAACGCCTCTCGGGGGCAGACTTCGACGGCGATACTGTTCTGGTCATCCCGAACAACAGCGGCCGAGTCAAGAGTTCTCCCGCTCTTGAAGGGTTGAAGGGTTTCGACCCTAAGCAGTATAAGCTTACCGACGATGTGCCTCGTATGTCTCTACAAACGATGCAAACCGAGATGGGTAAGGTTTCCAACCTCATCACGGATATGACTATCGGTGGAGCTAACAGTGAAGAGCTTGCTCGAGCAGTTCGTCACTCGATGGTCGTCATCGACGCCGAGAAGCATCACCTGGATTATCGCCGTTCCGCCAGGGAGAATGGTATTGCGGCCCTGGCAAAGCGATACCAGATCAGCGAGAAGAATCCTCACGGTGGTGCGGCTACTCTGATCTCTCGATCGGGTACGTCGTCCGCCATTCGCATCCCCGAGATCGTGGAACGGAAAGCATCTGACGGCGGAGGCATCGACAAGGCCACCGGCAAGAAGATGTACACTACCACTGGCGCTTCTTACGTGGACAAGAAGACCGGCAAGGTCGTTGTCAAGACGACCGAAATTGCCCGTCTTGCTAACGTCGACGATGCTCACCTGTTGGTATCGGACCGAGGCATGCCGATCGAGAAGATCTACGCCGATCACTCGAACCGAATGAAGGCCCTTGCGAATCTCGCTCGCAAGGAGATGGTGAACACCAAGAACCAAGGTTACTCACCATCCGCAAGAGTTGCTTATGCCCCCGAGGTCCAAAAACTCGAAGCAGCCCTACGTCTCGCTGTTCGAAACAGCCCCCGAGAGCGACAAGCCCTCGTGGTGGCTAACGCTCAGGTGGCCATGAAGCTCCAGGCCAATCCGAATCTCGAGAAGTCCGAGATCAAGAAGATCAAATCCCAGGCACTCAAGCTAGCCCGGCAACGGATGGGTGCGGAGAAGCAGTACATCCAGATCACCGACCGTGATTGGGCAGCTATCCAGGCAGGCGCCATTCACAACAAGATGCTCGAGGACATCTTGGACAACGCCGATCTGGACAAGGTCAAGGAACTGGCTACCCCCCGCGAAGCAGTAGTCATGTCGCAGTACAAGAAGGATCGTGCTCGCAAGTTGGCCGAGCGAGGTCACACACCTGCTGAGATTGCTGACGCTCTTGGCGTCTCGGTAGCCACTCTCGAGAAGAATCTTGGAGGAGCTAGCTGATGAGCGACGAGTTCCTCCTCTCGACAGAGGACAACCCGTTCGATCCGTACACGCAATGGGTTGAGTGGTACACCTACGACGAGCAACACGGGTACTGCACGTCCGGTCTCATCGCACGCATCATCATCACGTCTGATGATCTGTCCGACGAAGACAAGAAGCTTGCTTATGAGCAAGCAGCCGACGCGATCATCGCGAACATCGACGACAAGCTCTACGTCAAGGTTCCGAGACCCGTCGAAGCTTAGTGAAATATGCGGTATCAGCGGTAGGGGGGCGGGGGTCTCGCAATTTCCACCCCCCTTCCGCATCGCCCGTCCACCAAAAATGGCCCCGGCGGGTTTTTTGGCCGAAAGTCGGCACTTTAAACCGGGCAAGAACCCACCCGAAAGGAGTTGACAACCCATGGCAAACCGCCGCACAACTGATCGAGAACCGCCCCAACGTCGGATCGAACGAGCCACAACTCCTGAGGGTCGAGAGAATCAGCTGGTTTCTCTGGCAATGGACGCGGTCGAACGCCGCATCGAAGCCGGCGAGGCCTCGGCCCAAGAGCTGGTGTACTTCCTTCGAGTGGGTTCGCGAAGAGAACAACTCGAACGGCAGAAGATCCGACACGAGAATGAGTTGCTCAAAGCCAAGACCGAAGCAATCGCTGCTCAGGGAAGGCTGGAGGAACTCTTCACCGAGGCGATCACTGCGTTCAGCCAGTATTCTGGACGAGACCCCGATCCCCATGCGTAGAAGTTACGCCGAACTCATTCGCTTGTCCACATTCGAAGAGCGGTACAAGTATCTGTCGCTTCGAGGAAGCGTCGGCGTAGCAACCTTCGGTTTCGATCGCTACCTCAACCAGAAGTTCTACTCATCCAAGCAATGGCGAGACATTCGTTACGCTGTGATAGCCAGAGACGACGGTTGTGATCTCGGTGTCGACGGACACGACATCTTTGACCAGATCTACATCCATCATCTAAACCCGTTGACCGTTGCCGACATCGTACGAGGAGACGAAAGTATCCTCGATCTCAACAACCTCATCTCAGTCACTCATCAAACACACAACGCCATCCACTACGGAGACGAAACTAAGCTTCGTCGGTCGTTCGTAGAACGAACTCCTGGCGACACAAAACTCTGGTGAATGTGTGGACGACCAAACTTACTCCACTTGGTTCATACCCAAGACCGTTCCCGAAAGGACGCAGATGACTCCGACCGAAGTCCCGTGGCCCAACCAGCAGGAGCCTGTCGACGGGGTCACCCCTGTGGCCGAGACTTCCCAGGATCCGAACTTCTTCGGCGACTACGTCGCTCCCGAGAAGGAGAGCTGACATGGCGACGAAGACCGACCTCATCAACGCAGTCCTCAACCAGCTCCGAAGTGCCCTCGGTACCGGCGAGGACCCGGACGGATCCAACCACAACTTCATCACTGTCTGGTACAACCAGAACGTCGATCCGATCGGCGACGGCCCCTGGTGTGAGATGACCAACACCTGGGCCATGTGGACCGGCGGAGCCAAGGATCTGAAGAAGGGTCGGGCCTACACCGTCTGGGCCGCAGAGGACGCCCAGAACGGCGTCAACGGCAGCTTCTGGCACTACGGTCTCGACGGCATCCAGCCCGGCGACCAGTACTACCTCGACTGGGGCGGCGAGAAGGGCGATCTGGAGAAGGTCGACCACACCGGAACCGTCGAGAAGGTCAACGACGACGGCACGTTCTACGGCCTCGAGGGGAACCTGGGCAACAAGCTCGTTCGTGTCCATCGTGACTCCACCTACGTCGTCGGCTATGTCCGATTCGACTGGGACCACCTCGTCTCCGTCGTGACTTCTCCCTCCCCTTCCCCGGCCCCCATCCCCACCCCGCCGGCGGCACCCCAGGGTCTCGACATCGACGGAGAGCTCGGCCCGAAGACCATCTCCCGCTGGCAGTCCATCATGGGTACGCCGGTCGACGGAGTGATCAGCACCCCGAGCCAGCTTGTCGAGGCCGTGCAGTACAAGCTCAAGGTTCTGGTGACCCACACACTTGCCACCGATGGTGTCGGTATCTATCAGGACGGCAACCCCTACCACACCGTGGCGGCCCTCCAGAGCTACCTGAGGAGCCCGGTGGACGGAATCCTGTCCACCCCGGTCTCGGAGTGCGTCAAGGCCCTGCAAAGGCGCCTCAACGAGGGTTGGTTTTAGTCTTACCGAAAGGAGGTGTCCCACGTGACGGCCACCACCAGCATTCTCGACAGCATAAAGAAGGTGTTGAACCTTCCCGCGGACAATCCGGACTTCGATCAGGACATTCTGTTGCACATCAACAGCGTGTTCTCGACACTCGCCCAGTTGGGAATCGGCCCGACCGCCGGCTTCTCGATCGAAGACAACACAACCACGTGGGACGCCTTCCTCGGAACCGACAATCGCCTCAATTCGGTCAAGTCGTACATGTACCTTAAGATACGACTTATGTTCGATCCTCCGGTGAATCCGCATACCTTCGCGGCGGTGGAGAAGAACGCCCAAGAATTCGAGTGGCGGCTCAACATCACGCACGAAGGAGACACATGGGTACCGCCGACACCGCCTCCGCCGCTTCCGGAGCCGATCTTCTGGGACACGTGGTAGCGCACCATGGCGTAAAGGGTATGCGCTGGGGCGTCAAGAAGACTGCTTCCACGGGATCCGGCGAATCGGAAGGACCTCGATCCTCTGACTCGGAGAACGTCCAGAAGAA